TTTTTTTTACTGATCCACCAACCACCGAGACTTACACTCTTTCCCTACACGACGCTCTTCCGATCTTTGTAATTGATAGAGTGAATGAAATAACAGAAAATCAATACGAGTGGGTTAGCATGGGTGTCATAATGAGAATTCAGGTTGGGAATCATATGAATCCACATGTAGATAATTATAATTTTTCAGAAACGGACATAAAGGACAAGTTTTTATCAGCTACACTTTATCTAAATGATGATTTCCTAGGCGGTGAACTATATTATACTAATTTAGGAATAAGCTATACTCCTAAAAAAGGATCAATAGTATTTCATCCAGGGTTTGAAGAACTTTATAAGCATGGCGTTAGTGAAGTTAAAGAAAAAGATAGATATGCAGTTGGTCTTATCGGAAAAGCCTTGACATAGAATATTGAAATAGTATACTTCGTATAGGGGGGTCGGGGGGTCAGTAAATCAATAAATAATAAATATATAATATATATAAGACCTAAGACCTAAGATCAAGTGATAAGTAGAATGATACAATAAAGTATGAAAAAAGTATATCTAATAGGCGATTGTCACTCTACAAGAGTTTGGCAGCACTGGGATCCAGAAAGATGTCCTCTCCAGTTTAAAGTATGGGGATTGGCTGGGTTGACAGCTTGGACATTTGATCCATATCTATATGAAAAAAAACACAAACTATCGGAGGGCATTGAAAACGTAAACCAATATGTTGAAAAAGAACAAAATTGGTGGGTTAGAGATTTTAATGATTTTAAAGATCCAGACCTAGTAATAGTTTGGTTAGGATATGTCGACATTAGACAAAGACTTCCACATTTCAAAAATGCAAAACAAGATGCAATTCAATATTTAGATAGAGTTAGAAATTATTATAAAAATTCACAAATACAAATTGTGGAACCTTTACCTCAATTCACTGAAATGCTTTTAAAATACGATGGTATATCTCCAACATATACTTATGAAGAAAGACAGTCTCAAAATGATGAATTTTGCAAAGCCATCAATGACTATGCATATCAGCATGGAATGATCAAGCCAATAACTCAGCAGCAAATAAAAGATGCGGTGGGAATAATGGAATTTACAACAGAATATGCAGCAGATGCTTTTCCATTAGCTGAACCTTGGCATAACTCTAAAAAAGATTCATTAAAAGAAGAATATTGGGAAAAAATTTATTATTTATTTATGCACAATGCAATACAGATATTAGATATTGCAGTTGACTAGAATTATGGTATACTAATATTATGAAATGTGACTTTTGCGAAAATCCAAAGTATGTAGAGCGTATTAACGCTAAAGGCATACTTGAAAACTTTTGCACAAATTGCATTGAAAAATTAGTGGCGGAAAACCGAATACGCTAGTCCCTAGGGGATATAGCTTAATCTGGTTAAAGCACTTGTCTTATATACAATAGATTCTGGGTTCAAATCCCAGTATCCCTACAAGGAGATACATGAAAAAGCTTTGGGCATTATTAGTTGTAATTGCGACAGCAATTCTTTCTGGAGCTTTGCTTTCTAGATTTTTAAATTGGGCGGGAAAAGAAGAAATCTTTGATTTTGACCTAAATGAAGATATAGACGATGAACTCTCAGCTATATAAAGGTCTAATTATCTTTTCATGGATCCTTATAGGTCTATATTTCTCTATATTAATCTTAGTCAACTAAAATATAGCAATATTGTCTTTGTCAGATTCTGTCAGAATAGGTCTTAAAGGGCCTTAGAAGGCTCATAGAGAATTTAACCAGTATATCTGGTAGAGTTTTACTCAGAAAGCCTTACTTGGCCTTGTATCGTTTAAAATTAAATAAACTAAGAAATGAAGCAATTTTCTTTTCTATCTTCATTTCAATTTGAGCTTCTTTTGATTCATTCTTATAATGATCTGTTTGAAAGTATGGGCTTTTCATCATCTTGCTAAAATGGTCTCTACTCATATATCCTCCAAATGGTTCTTCTACCGCCGCCGCACTTCAATTTTTTCACTTTCGCACTATTTGGCAATAAATTATTCTTTTACAAAGTTAGCATTAAACTCTGCTGCAAGTTCTTTACCCTCTAAGCCAGATGCCTGCATTACTGCAATTCTTTCATCTGTAAACATTGGGTTTACCTTTAGAGGCTTTAGCCAATTATCAATTCTTTCTTGCGATCTATCACCGATTTGTTCGTAGTACTCTGGAGTCTTGTAGTTATAAAAAGTTCCAGGGTTATCTACTGCTTTAAGTACAAAGTTTGAGAAAGCATATCGTACACCAGATGTAACTTCACGAACTCCATGTGCATATGGGTCAAAAGCGCTGTGAATTATAAGATCTCCTCTTTCTGGAGCATATTCAAAACAAGGCTCTCCTACTGCTGGTGGAATATTAAATCCATTTGAATCTATATTCAATACGCCATTAGCAGGAACGCTAGGGTAGAATATTTCTCCTCCAGTATAGTTTCCAAAATATGCAACTAGGCCGTAATCTAATTCACAGCATGTATCGTACTTATCGTCTTGCGATAGCAAATGACACATTCCTTTTCCTGGACTATCTGAATGAATAAACATTCCATTGTCGCCTGGCCTTACGTTTAATATTGCTTGTGAAGGATGAACCACCCATGTTGGATAAAGAAGCTGACTTATACGCTCCCAACGCTTGAGTAATCTTTTTTGCCTAGGTGTAATTTTATTTGTATACCAGCTTATTAAAGTTGATCCGTAGCTATCTTCATCCCTACCTTTTTCAGAAACGTCAGCCTCTAGGTCTAGCATCAGTTCTTCAGGTATAAAATTCTTAAATAAGAAGATACCGCTCTCAGTACCGTAAGCATCAATATGCTTAGATAGTCTGATACAGTCTGGTCGTTCGTAAAAATGCATATTTTTATCTCCTTCTTGTTAAGAACAATTGTAGCATGTTTTTAACAATAAAATAGACTATCCTTAAACGTTAATGTATCCATTAGAAGACATGTCTTTAAAAACTTTAGATAAAATCATAAAAACATACTCTTCATTTGATTTTGAGTATTTTTCGGCATCTTCTTTTGCCATACCGCTAGAAATAGCCATATCAAGGTTATACTGATTAAATTTATCTACCATAAATTTCAGTATTTCAGTATTTGTCATAGTTGTCATTCTCACATTCTATCATTTTAGAAATACAAAAGCCTAAACAGAGGCGGATCCGTTTAGGCCATGTACGTGCATTTAGCACACGGGGAACATGAATGCTCAACCCGATTTAAAGTATAAAATACTTTAAATTATATGTCAATCATTTTCTGGGGGAGAATAAGATGGGCTTGGGCCTAAAAGATATCCTTGGTCATGATAAGAAATCATTTTACTAACCTCTTCTTGCCCCACACAGCTTTTTGCTATCAAACTTAGCAAATCATATATTCTATGTAGCATTATATAATTTACTAAAGGTAAATTATCCTCTAAATTAGAGGAATCAACATTATTCTGGTCTTCCTGCATCTTGCCACCAAACTTCTCTACCCATAGAATCGGTTACTCTGATAGGGTCAGACTCATTTTCAATTTTACAAATACATTCGCCTCTACACATTATGAACCCCTTCAATACTTTTTACAATTTTATCATATTTTTAGATCCCAATATTATTCTTATATTCACACTCTAAACAATATAGGTAAATGTTATCTTCTAAATCTTGATTACAAAAAAGAATGGATTGGTCTACTGGGCATAAAAGCTTTTCAACCAATCCTTCTCTTGACATGGAGATGTAAGTTGATACGTATTGTATCTTCATCCCATCTCCTTTACTTTGTCGGAAATTTTAATAAAAATTCCTTAGCTTTTGGGGTCATACCCTTCCAAGCTGACCAATCAGTTCCGCCATCGGTCATATAGTACGTTATCTCTGCGTTTGTTACTGGGTCGAATAACTCCTTGTTACTCTGTAGATTAAATTTCTCAAGTCTTTCAGGACCAAGATTTCCAATCATATTTATCTGAAACAATCCGTAAGAACTGTCTCCTGTATTCCTATTCCCGTTATATGCAAGCGGTCTTCCATTAGATTCACGCTTTGCTATTGACCAAGCTTTCTTAAGGCCTAATCCTTCGAACCCTACAGTCTCAAGTAATAGTTTTAACTTTTCGTCTGTAAGCATCTCAGATGGCTTGTAAATCACTTTACTAAAACTATCTAAGACTTCTTGCTTTAATTGGGCTTCAGTTTTCACTAAAGGTTTTACAGTTAAAGCATTTGCTGGTGATCCAGAAAATAAAAACAATGTTACCATTGTTATTACTGTCCAGTCACGAACCAAATCGCTAAACTGTTGTTTTATATTCTCCATTGGCATTTCCTCCTCTAGAGATAACGAACTATAAGAATAGCATTGAATATAAACAACTGTCAAGTTAGTTAACTAAAACAATATCTCATATAATGATATTTGAAAAAATATTTTTACCCCCTAGACCACTAAATAAAAGTTTGATACACTAGGACTTCATTCAAAAATTAGCACCGCCAGGCGGAGAAAAGGTCGTATAATAAATGTCACAAACTATTGCAAACCCTTATGAAAACTTTATTGCTTTATCTAGATATGCAAAATGGGTAGAAGCAGAAGGTCGTAGAGAAACTTGGGGTGAAACAGTAGATCGATATTTTAATTTTATGACTAATCATTTAAAAACAAATCATAATTATATTCCAAATGAAAAGCTAGTTGCGGAATTAAAAGAGTTTGTGTTTGAACGAAATGTAATGCCATCCATGAGGTCGGTCATGACTTCGGGAGCAGCACTAGAAAGAGATAATGTAGCTGGATACAACTGTGCTTTTCTACCAGTTGATTCACCACGTTCATTTGATGAAACAATGTATGTATTAATGTGTGGAACTGGTGTAGGTTTTTCAGTAGAATATAAATATATCAACAAGCTTCCTGCTGTCCCAGAAAAACTTGAAAAATCAGACACAGTAATTGTTGTAGAAGATTCAAAGCAAGGTTGGGCAAAAGCATATCGTGAGCTGCTTGCATTACTTTGGACAGGACACATTCCAGCAATTGATGTTTCAAAAGTTCGTCCTGCAGGCGCAAGACTTAAGACGATGGGAGGAAGATCGTCTGGACCACAACCACTTGTAAATCTTTTTGATTTTACTATTGCAAAATTTAAGAATGCAGCTGGAAGAAACCTCAAGCCAATTGAATGTCATGATATTATGTGTAAGATTGGTGAAGTTGTTGTTGTAGGTGGAGTTAGAAGATCTGCGATGATTTCTCTTTCAAATATTAATGATATTGAAATGGCACAGGCAAAATCTGGAAACTGGTGGGAAGCCAGTCCGCAAAGAGCTTTGTCAAATAATTCTGTTGCGTATTCTCGCAAACCAGAAATGGAACAGTTTATTGCAGAATGGAAATCTTTATATGACTCAAAATCTGGAGAACGAGGTATATACAATGTGGCCGCAGCTCAAGCCCAAGCAGCAAAATTTGGAAGAAGAGATCCAGATATACACTATGGAACTAACCCATGCTCAGAAATTATATTACGTCCTTATCAGTTTTGTAATCTTTCAGAAGTCGTATTACGTGAAAATGATACAAAGAAAGATATACAACGCAAGGTTGAGCTTGCTACAATTCTTGGCACATGGCAGTCAACGCTAACAGATTTTAAATATCTTCGCAAAATTTGGAAAGACAACACAGAAGAAGAAAGACTGCTAGGGGTTTCACTTACAGGTCAATTTGGACATAAATTTATGTCTGGCAAAGAAGATATTATTGCACTTGAAGCATTCTTGATGTCTATGCGTGACAGAGCTAGAGAAATTAATAAAGAAGAAGCTAAAAAAATTGGAATCCCAGAGTCTGCAGCTATTACATGTGTAAAGCCTTCTGGAACAGTATCCCAGTTAGTCGGAGTCTCTTCAGGAATGCATCCTTGGCACTCACAGTATTACATTCGCACAGTGCGTGGATCTAAGGGAGATCCAATTTCTACATTTTTAAAAGAAGTCGGAATTCCAGTTGAAGACGATGTCATGAAACCAAACGACACATATGTATTTTCATTTCCAGTAAAAGCTCCAGAAGGTGCAATTGTAAGAAACGATTTAACTGCTATTGACCATTTAAATATATGGTTAGTTTATCAACGTGCATGGTGTGAACACAAGCCATCGATTACAGTTTCTGTAAAAGAAGATGAATGGATGGAGGTTGGAGCCTGGGTCTATAAAAACTTTGATGAAGTGTCTGGAATTTCTTTCCTACCACACTCAGATCACACCTATAAACAAGCTCCATATCAAGAAGTTTCAAAAGAAGAGTACGAGGCTTTAGTTGCAAAAATGCCTAAAAATATTCGCTGGGAAGATTTATCATTTTATGAGATAGAGGATGGAACATCCCCAACAGCTACGCTTGCATGTAGTTCTGATGGAAATTGTGAGCTTGTAGATATTTCAGCTTAATGGTAAAATTATAATATTGGGTAAAACCAAAATTCTTGGGCATCCCGCCCACGAGGAGACGATAAAATGGCTAAATTCGATAAAGCGGATTTAAACAAAGATGGAAAGGTAACAATGCAGGAACAAATTCTTTCAGCATTATCAAGTTATGGAAGAGCTTTTCTTTCAGCAGCAATTGCTTTATACATGACTGGAAATACAAATCCAAAGGATCTTTTAATGGGTGGCATAGCAGCAATCGCACCAGTAATTTTGAAGGCCCTAAATCCAAATGATAAGAGCTTTGGATTTACAAATAAGTAACCCTTAAGTTATAGTCAATTAGGAACGTCCTTATGCTAAAATTGGCATAAGGGCTTTTCTAATTTAGGGGTAAATGTGGCAGCACAAAAAAATTTTGAAGTAGACCAAAATACAACTTTTACATTCGAAGTTCAGTATTTGGACGAAGACGAATCCCCTATTCAATTAAACTTCCACACAGCTAAATTGCAAGTTAGAGACACCCAAGGTGGTAAAAAACTAGCTTTTACATTAACAGAACAAGATGGTATACATATTAGTCCAACAGAAGGAAAACTTAAAATTTCTATTTCTGCTGACAGAACAAATAAGATGTTTTATCCAAAATCTGCATACGACCTAGTTATAGTTGATCCAAGTGTCAATAAAACAAGATTATTAGAAGGGTACATGACGCTCAATAGGTCGGTAACGGTATAATGGCAACACGTTTAATAGTAACCGAAAATAATCCACTCGTAGTTGTAAGATCAACAGGTGCTCCTGGACGCACCATTATTAGTGGCGAAGGAAATCCAGACAATGCCCTAGGTGTTCCTGGAGATTTTTATTTTGATACAAATACAACAAGATTCTGGGGACCTAAAGATACCCAGACAAACACATGGAATATTGCAAAAAGTTTTATTCTAGATAAGCAAATATCATTAACGCATTCTTGGGAACTAGCACAAATTGTAGGACCAGTTGATGGGATTTACTCAGTCCCAATAACACATAACCTTGGCTTCCATCCAAACGTAACGGTCAAATCAAGTGCTGGGGATATATTAGAAACTGGAATAGACTATAATAGTATAAACATATTAACACTGACTATGGCACAACCGTTTTCAGGGACAGCATATCTGTCATAAGGGAGAAAGAAAATGGCAAAAAAGTTTTTAGTTAGCATTGATCTCAATAAAAATGAGCTATTAAATGCTAGAATTCAAAATTTGGGCTCAGCCCCATCTAACCCAGTCATCGGCCAAATTTACTATAACAGTGGCGACAATGTTATGTATTATTACAATGGACTTAGTTCACCTAATGGTCCATGGATGCCAATGTCTGCATCACAAGAGGTTATTCAAGACCTAGTAGGATCATCTATATCTGGCGGAACTGGTTTAACTGCTACATATGTAGATTCAACAGGTATAACAACAATTGATTTAGATAATACTGCAGTAAACGCAGGCGCATACGGATCACAAACAAAAATCCCTACATTTACAGTAGATCAGCAAGGTAGATTGACTGCAGCTGGAGAAGTAGATGTAGCAACAGAGCTTTCAATTACTGGAGATAGCGGAAACACATCAATATCACTACTTACAGAAGGATTGACTGTAACTGGCGGTGAAGGTATAGATGTTACTGTAACAAATAATGAAATCACAATTTCTGGTGAAGATGCTTCAACAACTAATAAGGGAGTTGCTTCATTTGCTTCAACAGATTTTAATGTTTCAGCAGGCGCAGTATCTATTAAAAATGTTAATTTAGACGAACAAACAACTGGTGATTATGTTGCAACTATTGTTGGAACCCCAAATGAGATTACAGTATCACCAAATAGTGGACATAATGCAGCAGTAACTGTTGGGCTACCAGATAACGTAGAAATTACTGGCAATTTGCAGGTTGGCGGAAATCTTAATGTTATTGGAACTGTTAATTCTGTAAATACTACTCAGATTAACATTGAAGATAATAAGGTAAAGCTTAATAGCAATTTTACTGGAGCTCCAACAACAGATGCTGGAATTTTAGTAGAGCGTGGATTAGAAACAGATGTTGAAATTCTTTGGAATGAAACATCAGATAAATGGACGCTAACAAATGATGGTTCAAGCTATCATGCAATTGCTAGAAAGTATGCAGAAACTCTCGGAGCTTCAGCAACCTCATATACAATTACGCACAACCTAGGCACTACAGATGTAACAGTTCAAATTTTTGAAGCTGCATCACCATTTGCACAAGTTGAGGCAGATGTTAAAAGAACTAGCTCAAATACAGTAACGGTGGATTTTGCAATTGCACCATCAGCTGGAGAATATAAAGTAGTAGTTGTAGGATAATACAATGTCCAGACAAATGAAGGTTGCACTTAATCTTCTTACATCTATGGAGAATCCAGACATAGCCACAGTCGGAGATATTTACTTCAATGTAGTAAGCAAGAATTTAAGAATATATAATGGTATGGACTGGGTTGAGCTTACCCCGCCAAGCACAGATCCAACTCCATTTTATATGCATACACACACATTTGATGGAGATGTTCATACAATTGATGTTCAGAATAAAATTACATTTAAAGAAACTAATACAGAAGATTCTCCCGATCTTGTATTACCTTTAGTAATTGGATACGATGGACAAAATCCTTCATCATTAAATGATGGAGGGACGTTTGAAAACCAAACACTACTTGATGGTGGAGACCCAAGTGGAAATGTTGGTGTAGCACAAGATGAAATTCTAGAAGGAGGAAGTTCTGCAGAGAACAATGGTATAATTGTCGATGCGGGAGGTTCATAAAATGGCAGCATTAAGAATACAGCTTAGAAGAGATACCGCATCAAATTGGGTTGCAAATAATCCAATACTATTACCTGGTGAACTAGGTATAGAGACAGATACATTAAAGTTTAAAATCGGTAACGGTTCTAGATGGAATGCCACTATATCATATGCATTAAAGCCTGGTGAAGCAAATGGAGTTGCAACATTAAACTCACTTGGTAAAATTCCTACCTCACAACTCCCAGATTCTTTATCAGTTACAGCAGATCTCGCAGCTGCACTTGCAGCACTAACAACAAATTCAATTTCAGAAGGCTCTACAAATAAATATTTTACTAATCAAAGAGCCATAGACGCAGTTTCAGCATCTATAACAACCGCAATAAACACAGAAATTTCTAACAGAAACACTGCAATTGCAACAGCAAAATCAGAAGCAATAAATACTGCATCCACAGATGCAACAAATAAATCTGCAACAGCAAAATCAGAAGCAATATTAGCAGCAGCTGCAGCAGCAGATACAAAAGATACTGCAGCCATCGCATCAGCCGTCGCTACAGCAAATTCTTATACAGACGGAAAAATTTCAACAGAAGTAACTAATAGAAATAATGCTATAAATACAGCAATTTCAACAGAAATAACAAACAGAAATACAGCAATTAATGCTGCTGTTTCTGGTCTATCTTCTGGAGGCGGATCTTCTACAATAACAATTGGAACCGTTACAACTGGTTCCCCAGGTACTTCAGCCTCAATTACAAATTCTGGAACATCTCAAAATCCAATATTTAATTTTTCTATTCCTAAAGGAGACATTGGCCCACAAGGTTTAAAGGGTGATACAGGTGACACAGGTGCTACTGGAGCAACAGGTGCTACTGGAGCAACAGGCCCACAAGGTTTAAAGGGTGATAAGGGCGACACGGGTGCAGCAGGAGCTAATGGTACTAATGGCGCCGACGGCACAGCAGCAACAATAACAATTGGATCTGTTACTACTGGAAATCCTGGCACATCAGTTTCTGTAACAAATTCTGGAACAACATCTGCAGCAGTTTTAAACTTTACAATACCTCGTGGTGCAGATGGTACTGGAGGTTCCAGTTTTTCTGGAACTACTGATAATGTATCAGAAGGAACCAATAATCTATATTTTACAGATGCAAGAGCAATTTCTGCAACAAATCAAAGATTTACTGATGTTTATATTAATATAAATCAGGCAACAGATGATTTATTGACATATGCAAATCAACACTTTTTAACATCAACAAGTTTGGGTAATACATTAGATGCTTATTTAACAGAAGCAGATGCAGATATACTATATCCAAAGATTAGTGCTGCAACTGGACATATTTCAGATTCAGTAATCTCTGAAACATTTGCAAAGACTTCAGATGTTAATTCATCTATTACGTCTGCAATAGCAAATTTAGTTAACGGTGCACCAGCTTCATTAGATACACTTAAAGAACTTGCAGACCAATTGGCAGCTGACGAATCTGCAGCAGCTACACTAACTACTTTAGTTGGCACTAAGCTTTCTTCATCTTTAGCAGCATCAACTTATGCTCCAATTAATGCACCAACATTTACTGGAACAGTAAGCGGTATTACAAAATCAATGGTTGGACTTGGAAGCGTAGATAATACTTCTGATTTAGGAAAACCAATATCAACAGCAACGCAAACAGCTTTAGATGCAAAGCTATCAACTGCAACAGCATCTTCAACTTATGCTACAAAACTCTCTCCAACATTTACTGGAACAGTAGATTTTTCTGGAGCAACAGTAACTGGAATCACAGCGCTTCCATCACAAACAGGAAATTCTGGAAAATATTTAACAACAAATGGAACAGCAGCTTCTTGGTCTACTTTAAATCTATCTGACTATATGCCACTAACAGGCGGGGTTATAGATGGAACACTAACAGCAAATGCTCTTTATAACGTTGGAAATGTTTTTTATCTTGGATACGGAACTAATGGAGCAGCAGAAATATCTGTAGATTCTTCTACAGGAAGACTATATCATAAGAAGACTATTGGCGGAACCCCGCTAGAAATTATTAATGAGTCATGGACACAGACATTAACAAATAAAACAATATCTGGATCTAACAACACCATAACAAATATACCAGCCTCAGCTTTTACTGATGGAACAATTACTAATGCAAAACTTGCTAATTCTACAATCACAATAAATGGAACTTCAGTGGCATTAGGATCTACAGCAACAATCTCAGGCGGAGCAAAAACATTCTATAATAATACTGGCACACTACCATCATCAGGAATGGTTGCTGGAGATATATACATACAATACTAGGATATAGATGAAAATATATGATGGGTCAAATTGGCAAGAAGCTAAATCATTAAAAATACATAATGGTAGCAGCTGGCTTTCTGCTGTAAAGGGTTGGGTATATAATAATGGATGGCAACTTGCTTATCCAAACTCACCAGTGTTGTTAAGTGGACCAACATTTGTATATTCTGGAACTGTATATGCTGGAGTCGGTTCAACATTTGAAGCAAATTCATCTTGGAATATGGATGCCGCATACGCACCAGTATCTTATACATATCAATGGAAACGTGGCAGTACAAATATTTCAGGGGCAACATCAAAAACTTATACAGCAACAGCATCTGATGTTGATCAAATTTTGGGTGTAACTATAACAGCAACAAATGCAAGAGGAAGCACAACGATAAGCGGAAGCTCAGGGTTAACCATATTACCAATTTTAACCTCTATGTCTGCATATGACTCGACTGCAACACCATCCCAGCCATCAGTTTCAATAAACGTAAGTAATTTATCTTATAGTGGTTCTTGGGGAACATCTTCAAATGCAAATGTTTATAGCATTTCTACCAACAATGGAACCGTAAGCCCGACATCAGCGACATCGGCTGGAAATTATAGCGGGTCTGGTTCAGCAGGCTCAGTAACAGTTTCAGTAACCCCAATAAATACAAATAAACAAGTTTATATATATTGGAGCGCAGCGTCAGGTGCATCATCTTATGATATAGTAAAATATGGCAATAACATTACAACTACAGTAAACGTTCCATCTACACAAACAAATTATACATGGCCTATTGCAGATGGAAATGAAGGAAATTATTTTACGGTATATCCAAAAACAGCTGCTGGAAGTCAAGGCTATGGGTTCCAAGTATCTGTTATGACATCTAATAAAACTGGTACCACTTGCTCGGCCAGCTGACACCTAAGTAAAATCACAGTTCTAAGCCGTGGTGCCGACCGAGTTAGCACATCGGGCAACGCACCGGCACACACAAAAAAAAAAGGGAAAAACAAAAACAGAAAAGGAAACAAAGGAAGGAAAAGGGGGGGAGATAAAAAAACAATGACGAACAGAACGGGCGGGGCAGAGAAAAGGCCGCCGAATTACTTGCCGACCGCGCCGGAAAGAAAAAGAAGATCCTATTCGTCGGTGGAAAGCGCCAGGACCAGGACGCCATCCGCGAAGCCGCGGAAGCCACCGGCCAATACTACGTCAACCACCGTTGGCTGGGCGGCATGCTCACCAACATGACCACCGTCCGCAAGTCGATCGAGCGCCTCAAGTGGCTCGAAAACATCGAGAAGCAGCCGGAGTTCAAGGCCATGTCCAAGAAGGAGCTCTCCGCCCTCGGCCGCGAGCGTGAAAAGCTGCTCCGCAACCTCCGCGGCATCCGCGGCATGGAAGGCAAGCCGGACGCCATCGTCATCGTCGACTCCGCCCGCGAGTCGATCGCCGTGGCCGAAGCCCGCCGCCTCGAAATCCCGATCGTCGCCATCGTCGACACCAATGCCGACCCGGCCGTCGTCAACTACCCAGATCCAAATAACAATACAACAAATAATACAACAAACACTAATTCACATAACAAAACATTTAATTTACAATTTTTCTTAAATGAGAGTTGTAAAGACGCATTAAATATTACAGAATTGGTTAATTTTATTAATATGCAAATTATTAATTTGGAAGCGACTGAAAGACATGATTGTCTTGCTGAAGAAGATTCTAAAAAGGACGAATTATATTATATGCGGAACAAGTGAAAAACAAAATAAAACCTAAAAACTATAAAAATCATAGACAAATAGTTTAAGTTAAAAATTATATATATTATCTGTTTAGTTTCTTTAAGTTAAAAATAATATATATTATCTGTTTAGTTTCTTTAAGTTAAAAATAATATATATTATCTGTTTAGTTTCTTTAAGTTAAAAATAATATATATTATCTGTTTAGTTTCTTTAAGTTAAAAATAATATATATTAATTATAGTTTTCTTTTATATTGTTTTAAAATAAAAATTGATTTAAATAAAAAATAAAAA